TAGCAAATTGCTTGTACATAGGGTCATCTTTATCAACTTGATTTACATTTGACGAAAATGAACTCATCAAGTTTTGCTTATTAGTTAAATCCTGTTCTAATTGTTTTCTTTCTGTCTCAAGTGTTAATAAGTTTTCTTCTTTAGTTTTTAAATCCACATCTCTTGATGCCCTTAATTGATCTAATTTTTCAGCATTAACTGCTAATTGGGACGTTAACACAGAAATATCTACTGCATCCTTTGTTCTCTCTCTTTCTAACTGCTCTGCAAAAACACTATTTTTGTTACGTTTGGTTTTTATAGTTTCTCGCATGTCATCAAGCTCTAACTTAGCTTTATCTAAGTCTAGGTATCTTTTATCTCTATCAATATCTCGTTCGTTACTCTTTATGTCTGCTTCTATTTCAGATATTAGATTCTGCTGTTTTCTAAATTTATTGAGTAACTCTGCACCTTCTGTCTCTATAGTACTTCTGAGTAATCTATTTGTTTTATCTGCTTCGTTGAATTTATTTTCAAACTCTTTGCCTACAATTGTAGCGTCTTGCAACCTTGCGTCTCTCTCTCTTCCTTGCGCTGCAATAAATGGTGCAGTTCCTGCGTTTATTGTCTGAAAGTCCCTTGGGGTTGCTTGATCAGTTGTTGCCCTTTGTATCGCTTGTGCGAGTTTTGGATTTGTTGTTTCAAGTGCAAGTAAATCTTCAGGACTAAAGTTGGCTAAATTGCCTATTGCAGTATCTTCTTCTCTTTGACGCTTCTCCTTATTAAGCCCATATTGCTTTATCACGCCTCCAATCTGAGAGCCAATGTTCGCAAACATTTGCCCTTGCGCACGCCCGGCCTGTTCAATCCCACTATTATCCACCCGCATTAAAGGCGAGCCGTAGTTACTGCTAAAGAATTTTTTTGCCATAATTATTTTCCTATTTTAATGCTTGGTATTAATGAGGAAAGGATGCTCGCACCTCCTTGTATTAGTCCGGCATCCCTCGTTGCATCCGCTCCAATTGCGGTATTAAATGCGGACATTTCGTTAGCTGCATTGTTCTGTATAAATCCAAGCCCCGCCGAAGGATCTAAATAATTGAATCCACTCTGCAAGCCATATCCTGCTTGCCCAAGTACACCCTGCGCACCTTGCAATGGGTTTCCACCTGACCGTCCAAGGATTGCCTGGAAAGGATCGAGTTCACTTGCTTTTGCTTGTGATATTTCTGCCTGACGAAGTCCAGCTTCCTGTCCAAGAACTGACTGTGCGAATGCACGGTTTTGCATCTTCCGCTGATTGGATTCTCCGACTAATGCCTCCGCTTCACGGATGCCTGCATTTTGATCAAAAGTGCGTCCCATCATCGTACTTTGTGCTTTGAATGAGTCCTGAATCCTTTGCCTTTCTCGCTCGGTTAATCCCTGACCAAGTGCTTCAGTTGCCTGACCCGCAAGCATTGCACGAAGTCCTGGGCCTGTGGGTTGTGCAGTTGCACCCGCTGTGCCTTCCGCACCTGCCTCGCCAGTTGCCCCGGCATTTCCACTCATAGCATTTAAAAATACATCATTCCCGCCGCCAATTTCTCCGATTGTTTTTGGGGTGTTAGGATCACGGAATTGCTGCATGATGTCCTTGTACTGCCCGGCAAATCGTGAGACATCATCCAAATCCTGTTGCCTTTGCCGAGTGATATTTCCTCGTCCTACATCTTCAGCGAATGCGGATGCCCCAAGGAATTGTCCGTCTTCCGTAAAGCCAGCAGATCGACCCAAAGATCCAAATGTTTCAGGTACGACATCTCCTTGAGCCTCGCCAACTCGTGCATAGTGTGCCTCGCCCCATTCAGCTAAAGTCCGAGTCGGTAATCCCTCGGCCTCCCGCCTTAAATTATCCCTTGCCACTTCAGCCATGTAGCCAGGATTGTCTCGAACATACTGCTCAAAGTCTGGTCTCATGCCTTGGAGTTCACGCTTGTCCCCGATTAGGTCAATTAATCCGTCTTGTGTACGAACCGTGTCCCCTTCTTGGTATGCCTCTCCAGTCTGTGGATTAGTGAATTGTAGTTTCTCGGTGTAGGTGACTTCACCTTCCGGCATAGCTGTGTTTTCAACTATGCGTTTTAAATCTTTCCCCTCTTTGCTACTACTTAAAACATCATTAATAAAGCCATCGTCCCATCCGTCGTAAGTTAATTTAGCTCCTATAACATTTGCTGTCTGCACGTCTAAACCTAATTTGTTCAGTTCAATCATTAACGGTTGAATCGTAGCTACCGATCGGTCTCCACCTTGGGATTTTCGCTTTAACTCTTCAAATGCTACTTTTTGACGAGTCTGTTCGTCTGAATATTCTGCTAGATTAGGAGTTCGTTCAACTGCGGCAAAACTGCCAATCTGATCGGCTGATGCAAGACCAGAATCCACATCCGCTTGAGTGACTCCACGCACTCCAGTCATCTCCTCCGTGCCAAGAACAGTGTCGCGCAGAATGTCGGTGTCCGCACGGGCAGTCCTTCGGCGAAGTTCCGTTTCCAATGGGACTAAATTTAATAGCCCGCCAGTTCCCTCAAAATCCCCTGTTCCTCGGATCGCATTTACTTGTTCTGCCAACGAGGTGGCTAATCCTTGCCCATAAGTTGGCATGGTTGGTTGGATAAGAGATGATGAGCTTGGACTATTCATTTAATTTTTCTCCTGTTTATCTTTTTAAAGTCGTAAAATTTAACTGGTTTACTTTTTAGTTCCCTCATCCATCCAACTAATGGGAGCGGATGGGGGATTTTTTCAATAAAGTCTCGGACTGATCCTTTTCCGTATGCAAAGGTTACGAACCAGGCATCAGGATTTTTAACATTCCATTGCTCGCCCGGATGCTTGTCAGATTTACTGCTCACTGCTTTGCCAAGTAGGATGGAATTTGGGGCAATAAATACATACCCGCCAAGGGATGCATGGCGGCCTATTTCGGCAAACAGACTTTCACCGATTTGCTCGTAAAACTTGGATGCTTTTTCTAGGATTGTCATGTACTAATTGTCGCTCCTAATGCGACCACTTTCCATGCAGATCCATCGCTAACTGCGACTGTGGCTGCACCTGCGTTTCCATCTGTTACATAGATCATTTGCCCGGCTGGAGATGCACTTGGCACACCACTTAATGCATATGATTTTAATGTCATTAGTGTGCCTGAGATCGTACCACCTGTAACTGCAATCGCATTGCTTGCTTGTGTGCCTAATGTACCCACACCAAGTGCAGTCCTTGCTGCCCCTGCATTGGCACTTCCTGTGCCTCCATCTGCAATGGCAATAGGTGAGGATAGACCAGAAATCGTGCCACCTGTGATGTTTACATTTCCTTCATCAATCGTAACAGTTGGTTCACCAAGTTGGTTTAAATTAGCAGCCGAAATATCCACCCCGGTTGCGTATGTAAATGCACGTGTAACTGTTGCAGTGATTGCCATTATGCAATTTCCCTTCTTGCATTTGCCCCTACCCCAATTGCTTCTAACGCAAGATGCCTAAAGCTCGGTCTGCCACTTGTAACATTGATCTCAATACTTGCCCCATACCCACGGGTACGCCCCGTACCAAAGCGGAAGAGTGCTTCTTCTGTGCTGTTTGCGGTGTGGCTTAAAACTGTGTTGCTTGCATCTGGGTCAATCGTGTTGACCTTGATATTGAATGCATCGTTATTCACTGTCTTTGCAGCTACCTGACCACGCCTCCAACTCTTCACGCCAATGTCATCTAATGTAAAGGAGCGTGATACTAACTTACCTGCAATTGCAGTTGTACCGGACTCGGATGTACTTCCTATCTTGCGTCCAGAATCATCAATGGAGTTTTCCTCCATAAGGTAAAACCCGGTGTCATTACATGCGAATAATCTACGTCTTGTTGGTGCAGATCCGTGGGAACATACTACCCAATCATCTACATGAAATGCTAGACTGCCTGACATTGCCGGGTAGCTATCGGATGCGCTGATCCAAGAATTACTCAATAGATCAAATACGAATATTGCGTTGGGTACTGTGGAACTACCTGTGGGTACGGCAAGATAGTACTTATTATCATGCACGATACCACATGCGGTATCTGCTGCTGCAAAGTTAACCTCATCAAATTGGTCTTGTATAGGTCTGGTCATGGGTATGGTTTCGCCACTTATTTTTGAAATTGCGACCCCGATTCCTTTTGCTGGATCTTGCCCTGGTGACAAGACGATGACCCCGTTGTCAGATAGGAAGAATGTTTGTGGGCCAGACTGTGCAATTGATTTGCGCGCCACACATCCATGCTGGCGGGTAATCTCATATGTGTTTGATGCAGAGGTAGTTGCAACATTATTGATCATATGGATGGAATTTCTCAAAAAGCAAATTAACTGATCTTCTTGGTAAGGAAAAAAAGAAACAAGAAAATCTGCACTTCCTTTATTAATTCTAAATTGTGATTCAGCAGCGTAGTAATTATCTGTGTCTAATAAGTCAGACATTAAGACTGTATAGTTACTATCTGTTGGTTGTGGGATGATTAAGCGATTGCGAAAGAATACACCAAAGTCTGTGTTGGGACATTGTATACGCCCAGCAGTTGGACTTGCATTTGCTTTAACCACAAAGTCAGTAGGTGACGCAAAATCTCCATCCCATTCAAGTGGTGTTTTATTCTTACCACGAAATAAAATTAGCTTCTCAAGTGACTGCACAAAGCTTGCCCCATCTGCTTCTGCCACTACTTCACCACCAGGATAATCAATGTTGATACCAGAGTTGTTTGCATCATTCCAAATGATTGCTTTTGTCTTGGTTGCCACCACTACAAACTCTGTGCCTGTCGCAGGGTCGCTGAACAATGTGCTACAAAACACACGCTCGTCTGTACCATTGTAAGTCAGTGTTACACTACCTGCCAAGAAATCAATACCTTTGCGTACCTCGGCAAGGTCACCAATCAAGCGCATATTCTCGCTTGTTTGGACAAAGCCTGACTCTAAAGTGGTTGCTTCCTGGTACGAATTGATACCAATAAATCCACGATCCCCATCTTGAAGAACTTCGTCATCCAATCTACCTATTGTGCGATAACGTGCCATTCACTTGTTCTTTATTTCTTGGTAGAGTTTTCTACCCATGTACACGATTGTAATTACACCTGCAATGCATCCAAATAAATCATCCAAGTGTGCGAGACCAAAAGTGGCAACTGTACCACTCATGCCAAGAATTGCAGTACGATCTATCATTAGAATAACCAATCTAATATGATTATGCCAACAACAAGTCCTACAAATACAGTGAGCATTTTACCTTTTTTGGAAAGTGATAAAAATTTATCTTTTAATATTTCAAGATTTCTCATAAGTTTCGGGAGGGTGGTTTTACGGGAAAGGGTGCGCGAGTTTGATTCTTAATCGCTTCTGTTTGTGAGCATTGACGGGCAGTCCTTTTTGCCACGAAGATTGGAATGGCGAGGTAACCACCGAGGAGGATGGCCGCTCCGATTAGAATTTTCTTTATGTAGGATGTGAATGCATCGAAGCCTGACTTGTGACTCTCCATGCCCTTCGCAACAAGCTCGCTCACATCTCCGTGTGTGAGTAGATCGATTTTTTCTTCTGCTTCTATGAGGGCATCTTTGTTCTTTAATGCTTCACCAGCAAGTACACCAGCACCAGCACCTAATGCCGCAGTACCTGGGCCACCTAGACTACCTACCCCACCACCAGCTATACCGCCAAGTGTTGGGTAGACAGAGCGAAAACTGCAACCCGTGAGGCATATGGCCAATACTAGTATGGCGGTGTAGATCATTCGCCAGGAGGTTCGTCAGGAGTCCACTCGTCTGTTGCTAGAATTGCGAGTATTTCAGAATGCGTGTATTGTGTTTTGCCTTCTAAGAATGAGGGTGTTGTGTCCGAATCAAACTTAACAAAAGTCAAAGAACCATCGGTTGAGTATCTAACTGAATCGGAACTTGTCTCATCCACTTGGTCAAAATTCACGGAGTCTACTTCGTCCGCATTTATAATTACATATTTTCTGCTCATAATTTAAGATGGCACTGTTGTTGAATAGGTTGGGCCGTTGGTTAGTGTTCCGTTGTTTGAATTAGAAGACATATCGTATACAGTCGTACCACTACCAGCTTCTGTTCCGTCTCCCATCCTCCACCATCCAATTAGATTAGAAGTTCTGTCAGTGTCGTAACTGCTTGCCTCCGACAAATCGTTGCAGACACCACTGTTGTAAATTGCAGTTGAATCTGCGCCACTTAAAGTAGCATTCCAAATTGCAAACTCATCAATCAATCCGTTGTAATAATAAAGATTACCACTGTATCCACCTATTCGCAGACCAGCGGCAATGTAATTAGTTGAGTCCGACCCTGTTGCTATTGCGGTAGAATTTCCATTTAAATAAAATTTAGTATTCGATCCGTCATTCGTAATTAATAAGTGATACCAAGAACCTGGATTTATAGTGCCTGTAAAAGTAGTCCTATAAGCTCCTGCGGCATAATATTTGAGAATTGAGCCTGAACCGGTGCTACTCATCCAAAGGGATGGTTTAGCTTGGCCAACTGTTACAGACCTCATATCAAAAATATTAACCCCAAAACCGCTTGAATTGTTCGTGCCTACAGGATTAAACCAAAAACCAATTGAGAAGCCCGATGTGCCAAAGGCATAATCAGAGGTGGATGCAACATCAAGGCTGTCATCCGCACCATCAAAGCTTACGCTTTTTGTGTTACTAAACGGAGTAGCACTGGCTGGCTTATTAGCCCCGATTAAACTCGGCAAGACGATGCTCATTTTAGGCAGTGTCTCCCGCTAAATAAATAATATTAGTGTCCGTATAAACGATGGATGCCATACCTTTCTGTCCGGCTATTTTAGTGTGGCTTTGGCGATTATTGATAGTTGTCGAACTAGCAGAAAAAGTTACCTCACCCGCACCTGTCTGAATAAAGGAACAGGTAAATCCCGCCGTTAACACGGGCAGTGTCACCGTAATAGCTGAACCATTATTGAGAGTAATTATTTTCCCTTCGTCCCCCGCCACTATCGTGTAGGCTGTGCCAGTTTGAGCGTTTAGCGAGGCTGAAAAGCCAAGTATTGAATTACTGCCTAAATCGACCGCCCCACTGGAAACCGCTATAACATTTGTGTCCGCTGTGCCAACCGTTTTGGTTGCCGCAGTACCGAGTCCAAGATTCGTCCGACTCGTTCCGGCATTTGCAACATCAGATAAATTATTAGCCGCCCGTAAGTTTCCGACATTTGCCAGGTTTACGATATTGGCGAGTGATACCTTTTTCGTGGTTGCAGTTCCGCTGACATCGACAATAGGCACGATATCGGTGGA